GATTAATTTCACGCTCTTGCTCAGGCACTACAGGCTCTTCCTGATCGTTTAATTTGACCATTGCCACCATGTAGCGAGACCCAACCCAATCAGTGTGCAGACTTGGTGGACACTCGTTTGGATGCAGGGATAGCCTAAGCGTAATGCCGTTTCTATCTTGAGACATGGATATTTTTACTGCCTCAAAATTTACAGCCGCATCCCGAACCTCATTCATCATTCTTTTCCCCCAGCATTATCTGTGTCTGACGACAATCATAGTGCTGACCGCCAATAAAGTCTCTGGTGTGTGTATTAATTTTTATGCCACCCTTAATTCTTGTATATGTTTTTATCTCTTGCTTAAAAACATTTACTAGATCATCTGGAAAAAAATTATCTTCTAAACGATCATTTAATGAGCAAAGCCTTCGAGTTGGAAAATAACAAAGATCATCTTTCATCTTTCTATCCTCATCTGATTTTGTCTTGGCTTGCCAGTGTTGACTGTGTTGTTAAGTTCATTCAGTCCACTTATGGCCTGTCTTATGACCGACTCCCTTGAATTGTGCATGGTGTTGTGTAGCGGATCGTGAGAGGTCAAATGAACCCACTTGCTTTTTCCGTAGAAGTCGCCTCTCTTTTTATTGGTATAAACCCTAGTGTTTCTGGGGTTTTTTCTTTTGTCCTTTAATGCCTCTTCATGCAGTTTGAAATTTAACACCTTGTCATTAAGATCCTTCAAATGACAGGAAAACTCATCAAGGCTCATATCTAAAATATTTTTCATTCACTCCTCACTTTATGTCAGTTTTATGGGTTTCAAGGGCATGAACAACTATGGCTATTCTAGCCAACATATCATGCTCTGTTTCAGCACCATCAACGAATACATTTTTTTTGATGTGTTCTGGCAAGCACTCAATCTGATGCTTCAAGTCGTAAGCAATTTGTACGCTTTCATCCATTGAATTTCTCCCAATTCGATTTAGCCCACTCAACTGGATCAACTCCCTGTAAATCCCACCACGTTCTTTCATCACCAAAGTGGTGCAGTTTCATGTGACAGGGGTGGCACAGAGGAACACACCAATTATCTCCCACCTTCATTCCCATAGCGTTAGGCTCTGCGAACATGATGTGGTGTGCCTCTGCGCCATATCCGCAAACCAAGCACGGCGAACCGCGCAGGGTTCTCAAATATCTAGGAGACCTGATCCTAGAGGTCTTTATCACCTTATCCTTTCCACAACTTTCATAGTGCCAGTCCTGTTAGCAAAAACAGTTTTTGTCTTTGCAGACTTAGCCCCGTGTTGTGAAACTATTGCCTGATAAAGCCCTGCGGCCTGAGCCTCTGGAAGTCTGGCGTAATCGCCAACCTTCATCAGCTTGGATGTCTTAACGTGCCATCCGTATTTTATCTGGCAATCATTTCCATCTTGGCTAACGTGTTGAAAGACAGCGAAGTGTTCTACTGGCCTTTTTGTTATTGGCCCTGTTGGCTTTTGATAACAAGACTTACCTGATATGGCGGCGAAGATTTTTTTAATAAAGTTTGTCATTAGAATGGAACCTCATCATCTAAAGATACTGGGGCTGGCTTTCCCTGAGCCTGACCCCTTTCCTCATACTTGTTTCCCCTGAGAGACAGGAATGTCTCCCCTGTTTTATTGGCAGTCTTTTTCCAGCCAGCCAAGGACAATACAGGCTTTTTAACACCTCTACTCATCTGATCAGTGAGGTCATTTATAACCTCGTCAGACAACTCAAGTTTGCCTGTGTAGTCAGGTGAGGTTTCCTTGGTTTTTTTCTTGTTAGAAAACAAGACTCCCGATGGCGGATAATCACTCATTTCTCTTCTCCTTTGAATTTTTCACTATGAGTGGTAAAGTTCCCTAGAACTTTTTGATATAGGGCGGCATCACCCTTCTTTAGGATTTCCAAGGCATCTTTATTAGTACCCCAGAACTTCCTTAAGTCGTCCAAATTGGCGCACTCAGGGATGAAGGTCATAAAGACCTCTGATAACAGCTTCATACCCTCAACGTCCTTTACAGAGCCATCTGAGGACGTTACAGACACCTTCTGCTCTACACCCTCTGGCAAATCCTCTCCAGCGTAGATGTAATGCCCCAATCCGTGCATGGCGCAACATTTTGCCAAGCATCTCTGCAAGGCGGTATTGACTTGAAAGCTATCTGGATTTTGAACAGATTTGTTCTTATAGTCCAGAACAGGCATAATCTCCGTCTGCTCCTCATCACCAATCCGAACAGTCACAGCCACATATGCGTAGCCATGCTCGTCCTTGGTGTATGGTAGGCCACGATCAGGTCTATCTGGATTGTCCAGATAAGTCTCAGTAGACCAGATATGCTTTACATATCTAGCTTGAGGGAAGGCTTTTTTTACCTCACCCCAAGCCCATGCCCAACTTAAATAAGTCAGGCCGTTCTTTTCTTCGGTATGATCCGAAACATCAACCTTGGATAAGGTCTCCCAAACACTGCTCATACTATATCTCCTTTGAACTGTGAGCAAAAATTAGCGACACCGCAGTAGTCGCCATTACAGCGTACAAGTTCCCCTGCACGATGTTCTAGTTCGACAGGGAATGTTTGCCCTGTCATAAATTTTTCAGCATCTTCCTGATTATCAAAAACGCGCATAGCCCTTTTCAAGCCTTTTTTCTTTACAGCCCATGCCTCACCACGCTTCCAGCGTTCTTCATCGGAACATAGTGGAAAGTCTCCAGACAGGTCGTAGCCAACCTGTGCATCCTGATGCATGGCGATCCGTTCTTTTATGTATTCAATCCTCTTTGTATCAGGCCAGATAGGTATGTCGATTAATACAACTGGTGCTTTTGGATATTCTTCCTTACGCTCTGCCTCACGGCGGTTCCAATCCCTAAGTATGGCACATATCTGTAAAGACTTTACTTTCATTCCCTTATTTTTTTGTGCCAAAAAAGCGTAGCAGTTTAGTTGCTGTTCCCATTCAATCTTCCCATATATTACAGACCATACACTGGTAACTTTGTAGTCTGTTATAGAGATTGTTTTTCCATCGGTTTTCTGATGGTCAACAGCACCAGATAAAATCCATCCATTGACATCGGCGTAAAGACGCTCCTCAAGAGTCACGCCCTCGTCATTTTTTGAACTCTCAAGTATGTGGTGAACAGCAGTACCGAAAAGAGGCCAGATCATATCTGACGCATCGGATGTTAACTCAGTAGAGTTTGCCTCACGCAGTAACCTGACGCGAGGGCTATCAATTAAAGTTGTGACAGAGATGTCAGATTTGCCCTTACTGTATTTGTCGTTGCGGGCAAAGTTGACGAATGATTCTGGTAGGTTATGATTGTTAGTGATTTGCATTTAAGTCTCCCAACTTGAATTACTTATATGGCATCTATATACAGTATTGTCAATAGGTAAGATGGATATTAAATATGGCTAAAAAAGTACATCAATTTCAAATACTTGGAGAACCAGCCAGTAAGGCCAACAGCAGAAAGATCGTAAGACTCAAAGGAAGGCCAATATCTATAAAATCCGACAAGGCACGAAAATATGTAAATACATTTTGTGATCAGTGTGAAAAACTTGACGAATTATTTAAGTCGGATGTATGTGTTGAAATGTTAATTTACTATTCATCAAGAAGGCCAGACCTTGATGAGAGTTTAATTTTGGATTGTATGCAGGGGCTTATCTACGAAAATGACAGGCAAGTTAAACAGAAGCATATATACTGGTCGCTTGACAGAGACCGCCCCAGAACTCTCATCAGAGTGTCGCCTTTGGAGGCAGGTGGTATCCCAAGCTATTTCGGATGCCTACCTTGAAGATCTGAAACAAAAGGATTTAGTATCGGAATGGATTAACTCACCAGACTTTGATACTGTTTGCGATCTTGCCTCACTCGATACACATAGAATGAAAAAAAACTTTATAGAAATTTTATCAATGAAACCAGCGCTGGCAAAAATGAAAGGCAGGATGATTAAGCATTTATTAGAGAGAGAATAAGTTATATATAACTAATTTATTATAACCATATATATTATAATATATATATTATAAACACTATTCACGAACTAAATCATTAACCCCGGCTCCGGGGTTGACAACATTTTCTCCTGAGAATATCGTGTTTGCTGTTCTATGGAGGGACATATGAAAATCGAAAATACTTTAATTGGCACAGCCCATAAACTTGGCGCTGGTCAACACAGGGTTCAGTGTCCGTTTTGTTCTTCGACAAGAAGAAAAAAGGGCATGAAAGACCTCTCATTAAATATTGAAAAAGAACACATCCTTTACAACTGCCACCATTGTCTGGAGACTGGCAAAATCAAATTGGAACTTCACGAAATTAAAACTAGGAGAAAACCGATGCAACTAGCAGTCAAGCACGATTACAGGGAACTATCTGATAACTCAATAGCTTGGCTCAAAAGTCGCGGAATATCTGAAGACACGGCAAATAAGGCAAAACTAAAAACATCCAAAACTTACATACGCGCAGTGAATGCTGAGACAGAGTGCGTTGTTTTTCCATACACAAATCAAGGTCAGCAATACGCAGCAAAAATAAGAAGTTTGTCTGATAAAGGCTTTTCATGTAATGGAAGCCCACAATCATTTTTTAATATTGATAGCGTGGCAACAAATGACGATCTGATTATTTGTGAAGGGGAGATGGACTGCCTCTCATTCATGGAAGCTGGTTACGATAGCGTGGTGAGTGTGCCGAATGGCGCGGTGATGAAGGTGGTGGATACCGATGTTGACCCAGAAGAGGACAACAAGTTTAAGTTTTTATGGGATGCAAAAAACAAAATAGACCTAGCCGCGAAAATTATAATTGCGACAGACCACGATAGTGCCGGACAGGCAATGGCAGAAGAGATTGCCAGACGCATAGGCAAGGACAGGTGTTGGAAGATTGAGTTTCCAGAGGATTGTAAGGACGCGAATGATGTCCTTGTGAAGCATGGTAAAAAGAAACTTGATGATATCACTGCATTTTGTAAGCCGTGGCCTGTTGCTGGTCTGTATGACGCATCACATTTTTATAAGGATCTGGATGAGATTTATGTCAATGGTATCGGCTCAGGTGCAAAAACAGGATATCCAAATGTGGATGAATTATACAGCGTTGTAGAAGGACAACTCACGGTGGTTACTGGGCATCCATCATCAGGGAAGTCAGAATTTATTGATCAAATTATGATAAATCTTGCTTCGCGGGAGGATTGGAAGTTTGGTATTTGTTCATTTGAGAACGAACCACGAATACACATAGCAAAGCTGATCAGCAAATATCTTGAAAAGCCTTTTTTTGATGGCATGACACCGCGAATGACAAAAAGTGAATTGGAACGGGGTAAAGCGTTTATTCAATCTCACTTCTCTTTTGTCTATCAGGCTGATGGTTCGATGGCTACAGTCGAGGGAATTATTGAAAGGCTGAAGGTTGCGGTGATGCGGAATGGCATCAAGGGCGCGATCATTGACCCATACAACTACATAGCCAAGAGCCGTGACATATCGGAAACAGATTGGATTTCAGATATGCTTACAAAGCTGAGGGTGTTCGCTCAGTCGCATGGGATACATCTCTGGTTCGTGGCACACCCAACAAAGATGATGCGCGATCAGAATGGCAAGATACCAGCCCCAAAGGGCTATGACATATCGGGATCTGCCGCATGGTTCGCCAAGGCAGACGTAGGACTCACAGTGCATCGCCCAGACCCGAATAAAACCGAAAGCCAGATCCACATATGGAAGTGCCGCTTCTCATGGGTAGGCCAGCAGGGTCAGGCAAGCCTGTATTTCAACCCTGTCACATCGACATATACACATGAACTTGATGATCCATTTTCAGATATGCCAGAACCGCAATATGATGCGGCAAAGTATGGGGAGACACCATTTTGACCAGATTAGGAAAACAGTTATTGGAAGAGGCGGCGGTGGTGATTGATGCCAGAGGCGATCATTATGATGCGCCAATAAAAAATTTTACTAGGATTGCCAGACTTTGGAGCGTGATCCTGGATATTGAGGTTACGCCGATGCAGGTAGGTCTCTGCATGGATGCTGTTAAAACGGCGAGGCTTTGCGCCACGCCTGAGCATTGGGATAGTCTGGTTGATAAGGCAGGATATGCGGCGGCTACAGCAGAGTGCTTGAGGCCAATAGGAACTGATGATAGTAGTTGATTATCCAAAAAGTTTCATGTAACTTTTGTTTTTCTCCATAGAGACTAGGGGGCGGATCATTAGAACCGCCCCTTTTTTGTGCGTGGGATGCAAACAGAGGGAGATTAGGTGACAGGCTCTGAGTGCTTGCGGCAGTCCCACACCGCCGTTCAACACCCTGTCACCTGTTCATGTTAGTCACAACTTTCATTACGCTCTACATGGGCATAATGACAACCATCTTCATTTATAGAAACCCTGCGAACTCTGGTATCGTATCCCAGAGGTGGGTAACTTGTTTTATATTTTTCTACTTCTCTGTCCAATGACCTTTCATCATTGGCAGTTAAAACAACGCTAATTGTTCTCATCCCATCTCTCCTTTTTCATCATTTTAATTGTTCCGACAATAAATATAAAAGTGCCAGAATATAGAACAGCCATGCCGACTAATATATTTTTGCTGGGATCTTCAATAACCCCGATACCAGCCAGCATTGAAAGCAGTCCAACGATAGATACAAAAGCCCATTTAATCATTGTCACTCTCCTCATTATCTCGCTCAATGCGCGAGGTCATTGCATTTAAGATTAGGTGCGTTGCCTGTTGTGGGTCTGGAGCGCAGTCATATGATAATTCTACAACAAAGCGCGACATGACATTTGCCACATCAAAAGGGGTTGCACCCTGATTTGAAAACTCCTCTGTCACATCTAACAGACGATTATACATATCTTCATATTTCATAAGTAGTCTCCCTCGATTTCATAATCTAGGTATCCGCAAGCGGCATCAACACCCAACAAAAACATCTCTTGATCCTCTTCAGTATCAAAAGCATACGACTCTGTTTTGTCCTGACAGGTTCCCCAGATAATTGTGATAACGTGGTTTGCATTGTCAATCTGATCTTGTGTTTGACCGATGCAATTAACGATTGGCTTTCTAATAAATGCTTCACTCATTTTTTACTCCTCGCTTGTTGAAGTCTTGTGGTTTCGATAGCGTGACAATTTGCACATATCACGACACATTTCCTGATCTCACTGATCAGATTTTTTAGTGGCGCATCACGCATATCCGATACGTTTTTTGATTTGTCGCCCAGATGATGGAACTGCAACGCAATACCATTGTCATTATAGCCGCAATGACTACAGCCCTGAGCCTCTTTATAGAGGTTGAGCCAGTGCGTCCTGCGGCGGCGGTTCATCCATTGTTTAGCGCGAGATTTACCCTTACGCCGCCAGAATGATGAGGGTGTAGTCCACTCCTCACCATTTTTAGCCAAGCCGTGATAGCCCCAGAATATGCGACCATCACCCCTGACCTCACCATGAACAGGCATCAAACTGCCTCAAGTTCTTTCAGAACGTGAGCCTTGACCCTTCGATCAAACAAAGCCTTGCAGTCACCCAACGTGCGGTGAAAGGCGTGGACGTTGTTTGTGGCATTCAATGGGTCACTGTATGAGGCATCATATACAGGCTTCTCAGCAGATGCCTGACCATAAACCAACAGCCATCCATTATCTGCAAACGCCTGTTTGTTTTTGATGCCAAATGTTTTGACCTCATAAACTGTGGTCATATCATCGTTGATGTGATCAAACTTTTTGATCCTCGCAGAATATACAAACCGCAGACCGCTTGATGACCTGATGATTGCTATACCGCGATCATTAACGACCTTATTCCAAGAGCATGAGATTGTGACAAAAATCTTTTTCCAATAATCCTTGCCCTCATTCTCAAATCCCAAGTCTAACTCAGGATTTTTTCTTATATGAACTTCGCAGC